ACTTTCAGCGCACGAGGGAAAGCCGTTACACGCACGAGGAGCAGCTTCGCCGCTATCCCGGCGACAACGGGCTGGAATACGTCGCGGGCTTGCAGGATAAAACGATCTATTGGGGCAATTCTAACTCTACCGGATTCCGCGGCGGCGCGGGCGCTGGCGGAAACACGAACCCAATCAACAGCGACGAGTATTAAGCGCGCACCACCATGTTTGAAGCATTCGCCACCTGGCTCGTCACCGTAGTTCTCGACATCGCTGGAGGCAGCGCGCTCGGCACCGCGCTCATCGTTGCGGCGACCTACGCAATCCCGGTTGCGTTGAGCATGGCCGCAACGCGCCTGCTTGCGCCGAAGATGCCGACTTACGCGGATCTCGCGGGACGTGGCGTGATGACGCGCAACCCGGTCGCTCCTCGGCAGATCGTCTACGGGCAGACAAAGTGCTCCGGCCCGATTGTTTACCTCGCGACGAGCGGCTCAAAAAACCAATTTCTTCACATCGTCGTCGCGCTGGCTGGGCACCAGGTCGAAGAGATCGGCGACGTGTATTTCAACGAGGATTTAGTGCTAACCGGCTCGGGCGACGGCTATGGCACCGGCATTTTCTCAAATTGCCTAATCCACAAGAAACTCGGCACGACGACGCAGACCGTGGACACCGTGCTTGAGGCCGACTTCCCTACTGAGTGGGACAGCACGCACCGACTCCGCGGCATCGCTTACGTTTACTGCAAACTGACCTACTCAGCCGAGGTCTTTCCCGGAGGCATCCCGAACATCAGCGCAGTCGTAAAGGGCAAGCTCGTTTACAACCTCGCGACATCAACCACGGTTTACAGCGCAAACCCCGCGTATTGCCTCCGCGATTACCTCACCGACACAGACCTCGGGATGGGAATGACAACAGCCGAGATTGACGACACGGCGTGCGCGGCCGCGGCTACCGTTTGCGATGGCACGGTCGCACACCTTCCAAGCGGCACGGAAGCGCGCTACGAGTGCAGCGGGCAAGCCGTGACGAGTTCGACGCCAGATGCCATCATCGGCCAGCTTTTGTCCTCGATGGCCGGAAACATCGCCTATTCGGGCGGCAAGGTGGTAATGTATGCGGGAGCCTACCGCACGCCTACCGTGACGCTGACCGAAGCGCACCTAGCTGGCGCCGTGAGCGTGACGACGCGGGCAAGCGCGCGCGACCGCGTGAACGCAGTCAAGGGAACCTACATCAGCGCCGCAAACCAATGGACAGCGGCAGATTTCCCGAGCAGGTATTCATCGACATACACGACCGAGGACAACGGAATCACGCACTGGCGCGACGTGGTGCTCCCGTTCACAACTAGCAGCAGCGCGGCGCAACGCATTGCGGTCATCAATCTGCGACAAGCGCGGCAGGAGATCATCTTTTCGGCGCGGTTTAATCTAAACGCAATGCAGCTCCGTGCCGGCGACACGGTGATGATCACCAACTCGAAATTCGGATGGACGGCAAAAGTGTTCGAGGTGATCGACTGGTCGCTGGCAAACGAGGGGACTCCTCCGCAGCCGGTCATTGCGATGACATTACGCGAGACCGACTCGACCGTGTATTCGTGGGACGTGGGCGATGAAATCGCGGTCGAGGCCGCGCCGAACACGGACTTGCCGGACCCATTCACGGTGCCGACTCCCGTGGTAACGCTGTTGTCTGACTCGACTACGGTCATCGTTCAGCCTGACGGCACTATCCTGCCGCGTCTCAAAGTTTCATGGACGACTCCGAATGACATTCACGTCGAGAGCGGCGGATTCGCTGAGATCGAATACAAGCTCAGCTCCGACGCGGACAGTCTTTATGTCCCGTGGGCATCGCCGCGAGGTGACGCGCTTTTCGATTACGTCACGGACGTGAAGGTCGGGCTGCAATACTCCATCCGCGTGCGCTTCCGCAACGATGCCGGCGTGCGCGGCTCCTACGATACCGAGACGAGTGCGGCAATCGTTGGCGACACCACGGCGCCGAACACTGTCGGCGCGACCATCTCGGCAACTGCCCGCGCCGGTTACATCGATTTGCTTTGGACGCCGTCAACCTCCGCAACCGTGAACGAATACTTTATCTATCGGTCAATCACGAGCGCCGTCGCTGGCTTCGCGCTGCTCGCTCAGACCGCAAACTCGCAGTATCAGGACGCCAGTGTTACGAATGGAACGACATATTGGTATTACGTCGTCGCGCAGAGTCGGTCCGGCATTGATTCGCCGGCATCTAGCGTGGTCACTGCCGCCGCGATCTTCGCCCCCAGCGGCGCAGTCCCCGGGGACCCCACCGCCCCGGCGCAGCCGGGGACCCCGGTGGTCGGCACCTACGACGCCACGGACGGCAGCGTGTTCGCGTATGTCACGCTCAACATCGCCGCCATGCCGTCGGGTGCGGTGTGGCAGAACCTGCTCTACCGCCGCACCGGCTCCAGTGAATGGATGGTAGCGGCGCAGTATAAGAACACCGGAACGGTCACGATGCGTCTGGACGACCTCAGCCCCGGCGTCGGCTACGACATCGCCACTCAGGCGTGGAACGGCGCGGGAGGCTCGGCGGTGGTGACAGGAACGGCGATCACTGCCGCAACCAAGACATCCGCACCGCCCACATATTCCGGCGCATCGTTAATCAGGAACGAGAAAGTTCCGCCTAACTTCACCTCTTCTAAAGTCCGGCGATACGGATTCGGTTTTTTCTGGGCCGAAGCGATGGGCGACTCCTACGCATACCCGGCCGATTTTGCCTATTGGGAGGTCAAGTGCGTCGCGACCACCAACCCAAGCGCGACGGATTACAACTGGGACAATGGATCGGGAACACCTGCACTCTACCGCGTCACTGAGCCGTTCATTTATTTCTACCGAGACTCTCAGCAGAACTACAATATCTATGTCAGGGCTGTGAACAAAAGCGGAGTGCCGGCAAGCACGTGGTATGACAACACAGGAAACCTCGGCGCGGGTATAACCAAGCCGGGCGGCGCAATGATGGAGCAAGAAGCATCCGCGGTCACGATCACGGGCGGCAGCATTACGAACATCACGGACATCGCACTCGCGGACGGCGGAACCGGCGCGAGCACGGCAGCAAATGCGCGCATCAACTTGCTTCCAGCCTACGCGGGCAACGGGCTGAAGACCCTCGCGCTCAACAGTGGCGCGACCGATGTGGAGTGGAGCGCGGCGGGAACCGGCACAGTCACCTCGGTGGCGGGCGCGGGCACGGTCAACGGCCTCACGCTCACAGGCACAGTCACGGCCTCCGGTTCTCTCACGCTCGGCGGCACGCTCGCAAACGTGAACCTGACGACCAGCGTGACGGGAACCTTGCCAATCGCGAACGGGGGAACCGCAGCTACGACCGCCACCGGCGCGCGGACGAATCTCGGCGTGACAGCTACCGGCTCAGATACGACCTACGTCTATCGCGCGAACGATCTGAGCGACCTTGCCAGCGCCTCGACGGCGCGCAGTAATCTGGGCGTGCAAGATGGTTCTGAGGTCGTGACATTGAGCGGCGGGGCACCCACCGAAACATTCACAGTGACCCACAATATCGGGGTGGAGCAATACAAGGTCTTGATTCAGCTGGTCGATCCAGCCGGCCTCGGCGATTTGATCGTAAATCACGATTACACATCGGCAAGCAACACGGCAAACGTCTCGGCGTTCCGCGCCTACACTCCCGACGGTTCCAACATCACGAGTGGCGGACGACGCTTCACCATTCACTACCTCCCGTAATCACGGGCAACCAACCTCGCATGAAACACGCCAGCCGCTTCGTCGCATCCGATCCACACGGCGACCAAGTGGACGCCGAAACCGAGCGCGTGTTTTTTCTGCCGCCCGAAGTCCGGCGCCTAGTTTGCGCAAACATTTGACGCGCCCTAAGTCGCGCAACCATCGCGACTTACAAAAGCAGCAGAACAAAATCCGCATTTGAGCTTTACGCAGGATGGGCGTTGGTGTTGAGTGTGCACGTCGAAGGGAATTAACCCCGAGACCAAACACCAAAAAATGAAACTCACGCTCACCACCAACCACGCTGCTAGCTCCTACGGAATCCCGGTCTTGATCGACGAAAACAAAAACGCCTTCGGCCCCGCCGATGTGCTGCCGACCGGCGAACTGGCCCGTGATTTTGTCGCTCGCAAGACCCGCGCCGACGGCGAAGAGCTGCGCGACGAAAGCCTCGATCCACTCGACTTGCTCAACGAGACTGCATTTGAGCGCGCGTTTTTAAGTGTGAAGTCTTGAGATGCAATCAAGCTCGCCTCCAAATGAAAGCACTCGCAATTTTTATCGCGCTCACTGCCACCACGCACGCCGCGCCACCCTCCTCTTTCTTCCGCGCGCTCCACATCATCGAGACCTCGGGCCGCACCGGGCCAATTCTCGGCGACGACGGCAAGGCGCTCGGGCCGCTCCAGATTCACCGCGCCTATCACGCCGACGCACGAGTCGGCGGTGACTACTCGCGGTGCGCGGATCTTGATTACAGCAAGCGCGTAGTGAGCGCGTATCTTCAACGATACGCTCCTGCAGCGTGGGACGCGGGCGACGTGAGCACCCTCGCCCGCGTGCACAACGGCGGCCCGCGCGGTGCGAGCAAGCCCGCGACGGTCAACTACGCGGCCAAGGTCACGCGGCTCGCCAAATAACTTTCCGGGGCATCGGCTCCGCAACAACAACAACGACACATGAACAACGACGACAACGAAATGATCGCGTGCGCGCAAACTCTGCGTGCCGCAATGAACAACGAGACGGAGGTGACGGTTACGCGCCGAGTGGCTATCAGCAACTACAACGCCGCTCCGGTCCATGACTGGTGCATCTACACCGGCGACATCCTCAACAAGGGGAAATGGAAATGGGAGTGCGCGACGGGGGCGACGCTGCAAAGCGCCTTCGATGCCGCGCTCGCTCAAATCGTGAAGCAGGGCGACGAGCGGGCGCGCGAGCTGGCGAGGCTCAAGGAATCCGCCGCAAAGCTCGGCCTGCAACTCGTGGAGGCGCAGCCATGAGCCGACCACGAACGGTGGAGACCGAGCAGATTCTCCGCAATCTTCTCTCCGGTCTCACGCCGAAAGAAATCGCATTCAGCCTCGGGCGCGCACCCTGCACAGTATCGAAAACCGCGTGGAACCACGGCATTCGGAAGCAATACGTTACCGAGTCCGAGTTCCGACAAATCCTCAGCCAG